CTAAACCATGCTTGATAAACTGCCAATTAGCACGTAATTGGTCTTTAGGTATATAATGTAGAATCATCCTACTATTATATAACGATATACCTTATTTGTTCCTGTATTTGCAGGGTGACTAATAGTTGCAGTACCTTGAGATTGTGAGCTAATGTAAGGTTCTGTAAATAAGTTTGTAGTAAATGAATTAGCACTTAAATACTGAATAGTTACAATAGCACTAGGTGTTGCTGGTCTAGTAGGGCTAGTTTGTGATGCTAAATGTTCTAAAGTCACAGTTGTTGAAGTTGTAGCCCATGCTAAACTTACAAAATCATTTTTAGCAAGTTCTATGTTAAAGTTTAATGCTGCAATAAGGTGACCATTAACACTACCATGTTTATTAGGCACAGAAAACTTACTATTAGAAGCTGCTACATCTGAATTATTTTTTCTAAACCATACATCTACATCTTGTATTTGTGAGTCAGTATTTACAAATTGAATACTAAATTGCACATTATAAAGACCAGAATAATCTACTCTTAGTTTATAACCATCTACAAGGCTTGTGCCTAAAGAATAGTCTGTAGTATTAAGACTAATATTAGCTGTAGCAGTAATAGTAGCTATACTTTGGTCTGTAGTATCTTGAAACGCACCATATGGAAAGTATGTACTAGCTGCTGTTTGTGATAAAGGTTCTAGCCCAATATATGAGTTAAATCCTATACGTTCATCATTAATAGTAGTAGATACTGCACCACTAGCGACTAATGTAATTTCACCGGTATTGTTAGACTTACCTTCTACAAGGTTATTTACAATTTCAGCTACACTTCTAGGGTCACCACCTGTCCAAGGTAGTTTACGGTACATATCACTACGTGCCATTATCTTGTTCCTTGTTCAGAGTATTCTATATCCATACCAATTGCAGAGAACCAGTTAGCACCTGTAGGTGTTAAACTTACTCTATGATAACGACCTGCACTTCTTACAGAACATCTACCTTCTGCATCTGTTGTTTTAGTAGTAGAATATGTAATCTCATCATCTAACATCTTACGACTTGCTATTTGTATAGTAGCAGAACCGTTATCTACAGATGGTCTAATAAGTGTGACTACAGAGTTATAACCATATTCTAGGTCATTAGTATTTAAAGTAGCTGTAGCATTTGGACCTGTAAATGTCACAATCTTAGCTTCTCTTACACCACCAAATAAGAATTTACCGCCCTTGTATAGTCTATCGTCTAGTGTAGTTGTTAATGTATCTACAGTTTTTAATGCTGCTGCACTTGCTGCCATATCTATAGCAACACCTGTGCCTGAACCTACACCGGTAGCTGTGAATAATACGCCTACTGTGTTAGCTACTGCACCTATAAGTGTATAATTTGTAGTGCCTACACTTCTAATAGTATATGATTTACCTACTACAAAAGAACCTGCTGTTACGTTATAAGCAGAATCTATTGCTTCTAAAGATGTTCCTGAAGTAGCTAATGTAGAAAGATAGTTTACATCTGTATCTGCTTCACACCATTTTTTAGTTTCATAGTTATAGATAAGTAATGCTCTATTACCAGATACTGTTGTGTAATTCCAAGTAACAAGATTACGTTCTGGGTCAACTGCTGCTGATATAGAGTCAATATCGCCAATGTTAGCATTAGCATAAAAATATCTGTCTACCTTTTCTGCTCCAATACCAATGATGTTTTGACCATCACAAGAATAGAATCCATCATCTGATAAGAAGTATGTAATACCACCATATTGTGCAATAGAACCACCTTCTATACATCCAATGTTTCTTGAAATTGTGTCAAATTGGAAGAATAATGGTGAGCCAATATATGACATACGAACAATGGCTTTTTCTAAGAATACAATACCAAATTCACCACCTGTGATTGAAGTTATATCCCCTCCATCGGGCAAATCTTGATAGTCACTTTGTGATGCAGCACCTGGTGTCCAATCAGTAGGGTCGTTAATATCTGACCATTGTACTCTTGATGGATTTGTTCCTGCACCTATATTAGCACCTACTACAAAGTCACGAACTACTGTAATGTATTTAGCAACTGGAGCTGCTGCTGCTAAATCTGCAAATATTGTAGATACATTTACATCATAATATTGTATTTTTTCAGAACCATTGGCAGCAAGTGCATAGTTACCAAATTGAACAAATTGCCATCTATTCACACCTGTATAACCACCTGATTTAGATACATCATCTAGTGTTAAGTCTGTAGTATCTAACTTATATAGTTTAGTAAGACTTCCTGCAAATACAGATACATCATTATCTACTTTAGTAGCATATACGTTAGTTAAGTTTTCAGATGCAGATTGTGAATAATCTACAGGTGACTTAAATGGACCATATCCTATAGCCAAAGGAATAACATTATTGGCTTCTGATACTGCGTCTAAGATAGATGGTTGGTCTGGTAACCAATCTTTAAAAGCTATGCGTTGTGTAGGCATACTAACTCTTCATTATATAACAGAGTGCAAAATACGGAGGCAAGTTAGCATTAGTGCCACTTGAACCTGTTGTGCTATTAGATACTGTAATTCCTGTGGTTGCTGTTGTTGTTGTTTGATTAAATGTATTATTTGTATTTGCAATAGAATTAGGACCTGCACCTTGAGAACTGTTAAATGTTCCACCTTTATAATCATGTGCATGACCTGGATCAGTTACTGTTGCAGTATGGGTATGGCTTACTACAATAGCGTCTGCACTACCACCTGTAGCACCTACAGCATAAGTAGATGTTGCACCAACTACAAATCTATTCCGTAAATCAGGTGTGCCATTAGAACCATTACATAATAACCATCCACTAGGGATAGTTGCAGATGAACCTGACCATAGCATAATCATACCAGCTACAAAACTAGCTCCCCATGTAGGTGTATTACCTGCACCTGCTGATAATAATACTTGACCAGACGTTCCTGCTGCACCATCTAACCTAAAACCACCTGTAACATCTAATGTTCCAGATGATACTAATGTACTTGAGCAAGTAAATGGGTCACCACTTGTTCCATCTTGTTGGTCTTTAAGTTGAGCCATAAGTGAACGTATAGCATTGTTTACGTTAGCTGGTGAACATCCTTCAGCAATATTAATATTACTAATATCCGTATTATTTGCTGCGGTTGAACTAAATTCCGATATTTTATTCTTTGCCATTTGTTTTCCTTAATTAACTATCCCTGACGTAACCAAACATTGTTGCTTGGTGTTACTTCTGTCCATAATTCTGATCCTGCTGTTACTTCTGACCATGTATCTGTAGATGGTGATATTGCTGACCATACGTCTGTAGATGGTGTTGTATCTGTCCATGTTTCTGCACCTGGAGTCACAGGTGTCCAACCTTCGCCTTGTATAACACCTTTTGCTACTACAGTACCATTTGCTGTAATTTGTACTGAATCTGAATATATAGCGTTTGCATAAGCATTAACAAAAGCATTAGCATTTACATTAGCATTACCTGGTTGTATTCTGTAAGCATATGCTGTAAGTGTTGCAAAAGCGTTTACACTTGCACTTGCAAATATATTTGAACTACCATCTGCTCTAACTGTGGCAGTTCCTGTAATAGAACCTTTACCACTCCATGTTACAAAAGATGTTGCAGTAACACTAGCACTTGTAGTAATAGAACTACTAAATGATAGTATTCTATAAGCGTTTGCTGTGACTATTGCATTAGCAGTAATTGAACCGCTAAATTGTTGTATTCTATTACCATCACAAGTAACAGAAGCAAATCCGTTTACACTTGCATTGCCATTAATAAATATGCCACCAAGACAACTTACATAAGCAAAAGATTCAACACTAGCAGAAGCAGTTAATACCTGTCCGCCTGATGGTAAGGAGCTAAATGGTGTTTGCGATAACGCACTAAACCCAAACATATTTAACTCCTTTTATAATTTACTCTGCTTTTTCTTCTTTAGGAACTTGCTTTTCTGCTTGTTCTTTAATTTTTACTACTAGATTCCATGCTCCAGTTTTAGTAGGCAATTCACCTAAAACACCTAATAAACCATTGACTTCATCTAAACTTAATTCTAATTTAATTAAATCCATGTATAATTTCCTATATTATGAAATGAATTTATATTATACATTAACTTCTTCTGTAATACTTACCAAGGTAAGGTTGGTGAAACTACAGTTGGGTGCTTTTGTGATTCTATTTGTGCATTTACTGCGTTTTCTGTTTCGTCTTTATCTACACCACTTGCCCATACCCAACCTAATACTTGCTCTTTAGTTAAGTCAGCATAAGGTGTATAAGATGCTTCAGAGTCTAGTGTAACACCACAAGAACCATATACTCTACCAGAGTAATCACCATCTACGCCTGTGCAGTCCCAATGGCAAGTAAACACTACGTCTGTAAGACCATCCTTTTCAGGATAGCAATTAAGTTGTACGATATTCCATGTAATCATTTTATTTCCTTATTAATTGTTATTATGCCCAACCTGTACCTGCTGGACCAAATGCAGCAGCACTTTGTGTATCAATTTGTTGTAATCTTAAATACAATACTTTAGCTACTGTACCAGCACCGTTAATATTAGCACTTAAGTTGTATTGAGGAATAATTGTGCCACTTGTAGTGACCTTTAATAATCCTCGTAAAGTAATTTGATAAACGCCACCAGATGTTGTACTTGCAGCAGTTAATACATTACTTACGTTAATATTTACACCATCAAATGAGAAAGCACCAGTTGTACCGCCAGATGTAGGTGCACTTAATGACATTCCGCTAAAGTTACCTGCTGCATTACCAGTACCTAAAATATTAAGTCTTGCAGTAGCAGATGTAGTTGAAGCACCTCTAGTCACAATAAATGTTGTATCTAAAAAGTATGTGCCGATAGACAATGTAATAGTGTCATTAGCTGCTGGTAATAATACTTGTAATGTAGATTCAGTATTTGTACCTAATGTAGTACCTGTGCCTGAAGTATAGTTAGTAAGTGGTATTGTGCCTCTTCTAAAATTAGTATTAGATGTGGCTGACATAATAGTGCCATCATACTCTACTGCACCTGCTACTGGTGTGGTAAGGTTTGTACCACTATTAAACTCTAATGGAGCAACTGTTGCTGTACCTGCTTTTAATTCTAGTAATCCAGTACCAACAGGTGTAACACCTATGCCAACGTTACCATTAGCGTCTATACGCATACGTTCTGAACTACCACCTGAAGCAAATGTTAAATTATTTGCTGAACGCACAGCTAAATCTGTTGCGTTACCACTAGCTATACCTGATGCTTGTCCTATGTATCCATAAGCTGAACCATTATAAAAGTATTGATGATAAGCAAAACCATTAGTAGGTGAATCAAATGTTCCATAAATTTGACTTGCATTAGCAACAACTGCTAATTTTCCTAATGTATTTGCTGTAGTACCTATAAGTACATTACCAGCGTCATCTATACGCATTTTTTCTGATATTGTTGTAGTGCCATTTCCAGTAGTAAAAAATGTAATTCTTGTACCTTGAGCTGTGTCAGACCATGCTTCATTGCCTGAAAAAAGCATACTAGTTCTCAATAAACTATATCCAGTAGCACCATATCCATAACCATAAATTCCAATTAATGTACTATTACTTGCTACAGCTGTTGGAGATGCTGCTGTGCCTTGTGCTCTTCTTCCAGCAATAAATGGTGCTTGAGCAAATCCGTCTACTAAAATTCCAGTAGTTGTAGCATCTGCACCTACTTGCCATAGTCCAGTACCAGTAACAGCACCTGCACTAGGAAGTGCTGTATTAGCATTAATTGTAAGTTTTGTTGTTGGTGCGGATGTACCAATCCCTACATCACCAGCAGAGGTGATACGCATACGTTCTGTGTTGTTAGTGCCTACTACTACTACGCCTGTTGCAGTAGTAGAATTTATTGTTAAACCAGAACCATAAGAATTTAAACTAAATTGACCACCATCTGATGGAGTCATATACATACCAGATGTATTACCAGCAGTTGCTATTTGAATTGCGTTTGAACCTGTAGTTTGTATTACTGCTAATTTAGCAAAAGATGATGGACTAGTAGTACCAATGCCTACATTACCTGCGTCATCTATACGCATTCTTTCAGTAGGTCCTCCAGCAGAACCTATCGGATTAGTACCAAATGTTATAAGAGCGCCTTGAGCAGTATCAGTCCATGCTTCTGCAGCTGCAAAAGTTATTCTTGACCTAGCTGCTGAAGAATATGCAGTAGTTCCATATCCAAAGCCATTTATTTGCAATAATGTAGTTCCACTTACAATTGCTGTTGGAGAAGCTGCTGTTCCAGCTGACCTTCTACCATTAAGAGCAGGAATAGCAGCAAATCCATCTATAGTAAGATTACTATTTGTAGCATCTGCACCTACTAACCACAAATTAGCTCCTGTAACTGCACCTGCACTTGGTAATACTGTGTTGTTAGATATAGTGAGTTTTGTTGTTGGTGCTGATGTACCAATACCTAACCTGTTATTACTATCATCCCAGAATAAGTTAGCATTATCTTGTGTGTATGTACCAGATGCACCTGCAAATACGACTGAACCTGTAGTGAATGCTGTAGATGTTCCTGTACCACCATTAGTGACTGGTAGAGTACCTGTAACACCTGTGGTAAGTGGAAGCCCTGTACAGCTTGTTAAAGTGCCTGAAGATGGAGTTCCTAATACTGGAGTTGTTAGTGTAGGTGATGTAGCAAATACTAAAGAACCACTACCTGTTTCATCTGTAACAGCAGTAGCTAAATTAGCACTAGAAGGCGTAGTTAAAAATGTTGCAATGCCAGAACCTAAACCACTCACACCAGTAGATATAGGAAGCCCTGTAGCGTTTGTAAGTGTTGCTGACGCAGGTGTTCCTAGCCCAATAGAGTTTCCACTAGCATCTAAATATAAACCTTTTTCAGCAGGGTATGTAACGAATACATCTTTAGTTCCAGCAGCAAAGTTTACAAGTGAACCACTATTGCTAGATTCTAATACAGTATCTCTAGATAAAGTAGTGCCTGAAGCTGTATATGTGCCAATACCTACTTCCCAAGTATTATCTCCGCTGTTTTGGATAGCATAGTAAGTAGTATTACCATCACCAATAACAGAGAAATCTTGAAAACCAGCAGAAGCAGCACCTAATGTAAATGTGCCTGTACCTGTGGTAGAGGATGTGACTCTAACTCTATCTTTTAATACTAATGCCATGTTTTACCTTATGATAATTGTACTGAAAGGTTGCCTGTTGCAATTTTAAATATATCACCAGAGTCAATAGTTTTAGCAGCGTCTAATGCTGTATGGTAAAGTAAGTTACCACTTGATAAGGCATCATTAATACCAATCCAGCCTACTGTACCCCATGAAGCTGTTGCGGTAGGAAAGGTAACGTCAGCAGAGTTTAAAGATGTTCCGTTAGAAGGTGCGCCAAATGTGACAGCAGTTCTAGCGTAGCTTCCACCACTAACTTCTGTGCCACTACCTGCGTCTGTAGGGTCTGAAGTCCATAGTGATACATAAACTGTTGCTACAGATGTATATGTTGTATTGCGCAATGTGGCGTTAATTAGCGCATTTTCGAGGTAGTTCGAAATTTCAGCCATTTAAAATACTCCTTGTAATTTATTTTGTTTACTTCTGTTTTCGTATCTAGTTACGACACGTAAGTTATTAGGAACGTGTAATCCACATACATATTCACTTACTAATGGAATAATATGGTCAACCTCATGTGGTATCCCTGTTTCCAATGTTTTAGTTCTAGCCTCTATGTATATCTTTTGCACATCTTCTTTAATTGTTTCAAACCACTTAGGTACTGCATTTCTTCTTTTAGCTCTTGCTAATGCTTGATATGCAAACCTTTTTAATTTTGTTTTTTCATAGCATTTCTTAGCATTTACTTTATACTTATCAGGATTGTTCTTTATCCAATTTGTAGCATATTGTATTTTATGCTCACGTTTATCTTCGTATGTTTGCTTATGATATTCTTTTGCTTTTGCTATTTCAGTATCTCTATTTTTTTGATACCATGCTTTCTTATTTTTACTTTTACATTCTTTACACCATGACTCAAAACGAGTCCTTGCCCACCTAAAATTACTTGTAGGCTTTTCTACTTTGCAACTAGCACAAAGTTTATATTCCATATTATCTTGGAGTTACACTCAATGTAGTATAAGAATAAGTTTGACCTAAATCGCTTTTCTTAATATTAGCAATAGCTCTATCGTATAATGCTGACCATGTTTGTATTCTTGGGTCATTCATGAGATAAGGTTCTGCTTCTGCTAATGTTGCGTAAAGTAAAGCGTCTGGGTAGTATGCTAAATACAAGTTACTAGCAGTTGTGCTAGAGATAAATGTAGGTTGAGCATAGTATAAAATTTGTATTGTGTAATTTGTATCTTGGCTAGGTGCAAATTGGAACTCTGTGCCTAACATTGTAAAGTAGTGTGATTTACCTGATAATGTAGTTTGACCATTACGGAAGAATAAATCAGGTGTTTGGAACTCTAATAGAATAGGAGGATTGCCTTGTAAGTGCATCTCTCTTAACTCTAAGAAATCAGATGGGAACGCTACTTTGTTATCAGTTGGGCTAGTCGTTGCAACCTTTAACATTCTTTCTGTTCTTAAATCACGACTCATTCTTAACTGTGCCATCTGAACGAAGTCAGGTATAACACTTGTCAAGTCATTACGAGCTAAGTAGCTTTCTACTGTCGCTGTAAACGTGGTGTAGTTAGTTAATGCCATCTAATTGTCCTTTTAATCTTTCCCAGCATTTGTCCATTTCGTCTCTATGCCATTCAGCACTTGCTAGTGAACGTAACCATTCAGTTCTATCTGGGTATTTTAAGTTTTCTATATCTTGAATTTTGTTTGAAATAGGTATCGCTGGACTATATTCTGAAACAATCACAGGAATACCATAAATACTTGCTTGTACATCTGCTACGCTACCAAAACTTACAACAACATGAGCATTTTTTACAGCTTGGTTAAAGTCACCTTCACCTTTACGCTTAACTATGATCTTGCGTTCTGTATATTTGCGTATTTCTTCTACAGTTTTATCTAACCAATCGTATGCTTGATAGATATATGCTATTTTGTCAGCAGGTGGTAGTATAATTACATGTTCACCTGACCGATATTCTTTAACTTCTGGTATTTCTCTATCTGAAGTACGCCAATCTGTGCAATGATAATTATTTACGCAGAATCTAGCCCAATGTAAATCTGTGCTTCTATTAAAATAACCATGATCTATAAGAATGTATGGTATATTTTGCTTTCTACACTCCATTTGTATGTTGTCAGCACCATGTAAATTGCCAACAACTACAGGAATAGACTTACCATCCCATTCTTTTGTTAAAATACCCTTACAATGCGTTTGTAAGCGTTTTAAGACGTTATCTCTGCGTTCTATGCCACTCAGTATTAACTGCATCTAAAACCTGTTCTACGGTGATTGCTTTCGCTTTTAGAAGGCAATGTTTACATACGCTATTAAAAGTCCCACATGGTTCTGAACCGTCATGTACATTTCTATGGGTATCATATCCTAAGTGCCTCGGTGAACTAAATCCTGTCCAAATAACTACAGATGGTATGCCTAAAGCTGCTGCTGCATGATGTAAACCACCATCTGTCCCTACAAAAACACTAGCTTTGTTTAGTATAGCTAATGCTTCCCTGAATGTTTTTGTTTCTATCCAATCTGTATATCTTTTAGCAGTAACATCACCTACTTGTTTCCAAGGTAAGTCATGTTTTACTAATTCATCCCACTTATCCCATGCTTTGTTTACAGTATGAATATAAGTGCGTTTTACATTAGGTTCTATAAGTATAAAAGGTTCTTTTACTTTCTTATCTGCCCACATCTTTTCATCTTGAGATAAGTATATTTCACCAGGTTTAGGCTTATATTCATCATTAAAGATAAGATGTCCGTCTTTAGAGCCATTTAGATAAGGTCTGTGATTAGGATAATTCTTTACCCATACCACATCTGTATCTGAATTAGATGCCATGCGAGGATTGTTAGCAAATACTTGGTGATCGTAAAACATACTCACACCATTACCAATCTTGACTTTCTTTTTGGTCTTTTCGTTTGCTTCTTTGACTTCTGCTGAAGCCATGATCCAATCACCTAAGCCCATTATATTTGGGTAGCGACACTCTCTATGACTTCACGCCATGATCTGTCATCTTGGTAAATTAATCGCATAGAACGATACCAAGGCATACTAGGTTGAGCATAACGCCATTGGTGATACTTAGGTACTAGACACCATGTTTTAACACCCATAGCACTAGCACAATGTTGAGCTGTAGTATTGACACCTAGAACCATATCTAGTTCAGCAATCATAGCTGCTGTGTCATCATAATCTTTTGCGTCTGTTGCAAATTCAAAGTATTTTACGCCATCAATTTTGCGTTCTACGCTATAATCTAGGCTTACTAACTGTATATCTTTGCGTCTTAATAGTGGTTGTAAATCATCTTCTGTGAGCTTACGACCTTTAGCATTAGTAAGTTTAATGCCACCTTTTGTAGTAATACCTATGACTTTCTTTTTATAAGAGTCAAACAAAGCACGCCACATAATACGTTTTTCAGGATCAGCTTTTAGATAAGGTGTGCTAGGAAAGTCTTTATTGTTATGTCTAAAGAACTCTGGTAATCCACCTACACCACATCTGTAATCAAATTCTTTATCTGCTATCCATTCAGGATGAGCTTCTTTACGAGTGCCATGTACTTCTGCTTCAGGAAAGCTACGTCTAAATAATGTTTCTAGTTTAGGGTCACAGTCTATATAAACTTTCTTACTAGCTTTGATAGCATCAGGAATACATGAGCCATAAAATATCTCATCACCTAAACCTTGTTCGCCATAGATAACTAATGTTTTGTCTTTAGTTCCATCCCATCTTACTTCGTTACCATATATCCATTCTTTACGGAACTTACCACCTAAAGACTTACCCCATTCTTTCCAGCCTTTATCATATTCACCTTTGGCTAGGTAGCTATGAGCTAGGTTTAATTGTGCGTGTATATCTGTAGGATTGCATTCTAAAGCCATATTACATGACTTCTCTGCATCATCCCATTTAGACATCTGTACTAGCGTTGCTGCTGCATTAGAATAAGCTAAATGATAATTAGGGTCTAATTCTGCTGACTTTAGGAAGTATTGTATAGCTTCCTCTGGCATATCCATTTCGTGTGCTGCACGACCTAGAGATGTCCATAATGCTTTGTTACCTGGTTGTTCTTGTAATGCTCTACGAAAGAATTGGTAAGCAAATGCTGGCTTATCACCTTGTAGCCAAATATAACCTAAGAAGTTTAGTGTAGCTGCATCATTAGGATATATCTCTAATACTGTATAGATTAGAGGTAATGCTTCGTCATACGCTTCCTTAGTAATAAGGTCGTGTATAGCTAATTGTATTTTCTTTAACTCTTGACTGTCCATCTTGTCCTAAAGTGCCACCATTTTTTTCTTAACTTACTCATATCTAAGTCAAGTCTTTTATTTCTATCTGAAGTTCTTTTCTTAAACCATCTTCTTAGTAGAAGTTTACCGCCTACTCTTTTAGCACCGTAAACTATCATTGTTCTATTTTTAGCTACGTTTGTTCTTATTTTGAGAACATTTCCAAGCGTATTTAAAACGTTCCCACCATGATAGTTTATCTATATTATCATCTACCATGTTTCGCAATGCTTGGTCTATACCGGCTTGCATAAGAACTCTACGACCTTCTTCATTGGTATCTACTGTAATATCCCAAGTATCACCAGAGTCTTTAACGCTTATTACTTTTAATTTAGCTTTAGCCACGTTTAACACCTGATAATTCTCTCATCTCTTTTAATATTTCAGATAACTCTTGAGTCATTAATACTCTACAAGATGAAATGTATATAGGATGAAATTCATTACCCATATCTGAAACTTCAGTATAGTCTAAATAGTCTTCAAAAAAAGACTTAACTAATTCTTTTAATCTTGCTTCTTTATCCACGTTTAGTAGTCAGTTTTAGATATGGATAGTTTTCGTTTATTTCTTTCATCAACTCTTTTGTTTGGTTAGGGTTATATATATCTATACCCTTTTGCTTTAGCTGCATTTCCACTACAGGTGGAATACTAGCAAAGTGCGCCCATTCTTGTTTAACGCCTTTATCCCATGTATCTGGGTTATCTCTTGCTTGTTTAATCTTGTCTAACATTCCACTTATATCTTGTGTAGAAGTTAGGTAGTATGTATCTTTAGCTGGGTCGTAATCAAAGTATTGAGTTACACCTGTTACGCTATTGTGGTCAAATAATATTGGCATATATAAAAATACAAAGAGGGCGAATTAACACCCTCTATTGTATCACATCTACTTACTAAGCACCTACGTTTTGTACTTTAGCATGTGCATCTGGGTTTTGAACCACTAATGCATATTCTGCTGTGAGTAACCATTTTGTGCTATCGCCTGTTTTAGCAAGTTCTTCTTTGCTCATTGGGCGTAGTGAAGCTAAACCAACATAACCAGGATCAACGCAGAGAACAGCTTGATCTCTCATGAAACGGTCTAGTTTAACTGTGTGGTTACCGAAGTCTGAAACGTAAACGTCTGCAGCGCCAGTAATTGTTGCTTGTGTTGTACCTTGAACATTGTTGAACTTAGTAGCAATACCTGCAAAGCCTGAGAAACGAGCTTTGTTAGTTGCTGACATAAGGATTAATGATGGTTCGCCACCATCTGTCCAAGCTAATTGTAA